CATCCGTAGTCGCCATAAGCGTTGCAGCAGCACCATTACCACCATTGTTAACGCCACGCACCTGAATGGTGTATTGCTGTTCAGCGGTGAGACCGATGAAGCTAAAGTCTAACGATGTTGATTTCGTGTCTGTCCACTCACCGCCTGCTGTTGATCCAGTTGCTATCCGTATCTGCCACTTGGTGGCCGCATCGCCTGTGGTAGCAGCCTTCCAGGTGATGTCTATGCTGCTGTGCGTTGTAGTTGCTTTAAGGTCAGTGGGTGCATTCGGAACACTGATTGTGCGCAACGTCTTGGTAGTTGCACTTGCCTCAGTCCCTATAAGCTTATCGTTCAGCGCCCGCACTCGCCATGTGTAACTGGTATTGTGCGTGAGACCAGTGAAAGTGTGTGTAGTGCTTGTGCTGCCTAACTTTTGCCATGTAACTGATGTGCCGATACGCACCTCGTAATCCGTAACTGTGCCTGTTGGTGCAGTCCAACTTGCCACGATGGTGGTTTCTGTTGGTGCTGACTTAAGTCCTGTTGGTGCACCAGGTGCTACTTCTACAGGTGGCGCAGCAGCAGTGGTGTCTGTTAGCTCAGTGATCGCGCCGTTACCGTCGTCATTGACCCCACGGAACTGCCACGAGTATGTGGTTCTTGGCTTTAATCCTGATATGGTTACTGACGTTGATGTGCCATCACCAGCCACAATCCATTTAGTAAACGGAGCGACCTCATCGCCTTCCGTGTATCTATACTCAATGCTAGTAACCGTCTCGGTTACAGCGAAGGTGTAGCCAAATGTCACCGTAGCCGTGCTATCACTGCTAACATAGTCTGTACGATAATCAAGCGTAGGTGCTTTAGGAACTTCGACTATAACCTCTAACAATGTGCCAGCAGACAGCGTACCCACCTCACCCGCACCATGAAACGACCTACCACGCATCTCAATCTTGTAAGCGGTGTTTTGAGTTAGGCCAGAAAAGGTATGCCTGCCAGTGCGAGATGTGCCGCCTATCTCCTCCCATGGGGTAGGGCTGGCACTCAACGGAGAGATGCGTAACTCTTTAGAAGTTATCTCAATCCCATCAGGTGGGAATGTGTATTGTATAGTAATGCTTTGGAATGTGCGTCGTAACCGCACTAGCGTCGGAGCGCTTAATAACACCACCTCGCTGAACAGCTCTGGGTGCCGCTCTTCCGCCTGGGTAAGATCTAGCTTGTAGGTGTTATCGACAGCAGTGCCGTCGTTGCGATTGATAGAACGCGGCCCCTTGAACGGCTCACGGCCACGCAACGCATCAAGCGAGAACACCCGATACTCTTTATGCTCGTGGTAATGCTCGCCTTCCTTAACCTCTGTCTCTGGCCGTAGCGCTGACGAGATCAAATCACGAGTGAAGTCCGCTGCGATGGTGTTAGATTCCTCACGACGTTGCTCAGCTTGGTAGCTAGGTTGACCGCCGAAGTTCTCGGCATTCTCAAAGCGATTAGTGCACGTCGCCAAAGTCTTATCACAAGCCGCATGTAGCGTTACCTCTGGATTGTTACCGCCACGCACATCTGCGATGAACGCAGGGAACAGCACAGGCGCTCGTAGGTGCACAGTCTTACCGATGTTGGTGATGCCGTTAACCCAGTAGCTTACATCATTGTAAATCATTGAGCCATTAGTAAACCACGTAGGGTTAACCACAGCACTAGCCAACGTCAAGATTGATAGAGTGTCATCCACACTCTCTACTGCTTTAGTCTGCGCAGTCTGTAGTCGCGTTGCTTTAGCGCCATCAAGGTCAGCCTTACAAGTGCGCTGTTCATAAAGATAGTATGGGCAGACACGTTGGTATGTACGGCTTTCGGCAACAGCGCCAGCGTTCAATGGTGAGCTGAAGTCTAGCTTGATCGTCTGTGGCGTAACGGTGCAGTTGAACAGCAGACCCCTAAACAGCACTCTACCAGCAACTGTATCAGTGATGGTTAACTGCACGTTGCCCAGCCCTGGGCTGCCACCGATATACTGACTCCACGGATGCTCGTCTGCCCTATCACCAGCGATGTTCAGCGATAGCACGTTGCGCTGGAGATCGCCACTAGTCGTTACTGCTGTGCGAGCGATGGGCAGGTAGTCAGCACGGGCAGAGTCGTTGCTGAAGGTCTGATTATTGATATTGTCTTGCAGTGTGTAGGTAATTGCCATTAAGCCAATGTCCTTCGGCTGTAAGTTACACTCATGCTGAACTGGAAGTTGGTGTAAGTGCTAGCAATAATATCACTCTCTAGCATCGCCGCAAACGGCACATTCTCATCATCAGGCAAGTTCAGCAACGCCACTGATACCAGGGCTTTGGCGAGCACGCTCTTGATCTTATAGTCGTTGTGGACATCTAGCGTGCCACCATACGTTGCTTGGTAGATGTTGTCTTTGGTTTGGTTAGTGCCCCGCCTGCCACGCACTCGCACGCCAAGGAACTGTGAGTCTGGCAGTAGAGTGTTGCGAGTTATCACACTCCTCGGCACAGGGAAGTCAGCTACAGTGTAGCTAGTGTTAGTGTAGTCTCGTGGACGCTGGAACTCATACCGCACCTGCCCTTGAGCGATACGCAGGTTAGTAGAAAACTGCGCTGACCCGATCACGCTACACAGGCGCAACGGCACAAGGATGCCATCCACCCTACCCACAAGGTTATCAGGTATAGCCACGCTTGACGGTGTAGCTGACACCGCTCTGAAGGCAATACATTCAATGCCATTAAAAAATAGGTAGGGGTCGTTGTTGCTTATCATCCACGGCAATGGGTCGTAGTTGAGTATGTTACCCACCCGTCTAGCAGGTGAGGCTAGCGCATACTCTGGCGCATAGACGCTGTAACGAGCGTCGCTAAAGCGATTCAGTTTGTCGGAAAAACCGACATACTCATCCTCGTCTATGTCATATCTAACAGCTTGGTGATGAGATACAGCGTTAGGATTAAGCGCCACCCAGCTCGACGTGCCGTTATAAGAGTGAAACCGAGAGGTGTTGTAGCGCAGCTGCTCGGTGCTAGTCGTTGCCATATATGGGATAATTGCATCATCATCCAACTCCGTGAGGTTACGGAACTCCAGCATTAGACGGCTTCTGCTGCGATGAGGTTACGCACCATTTGAGCACCTCGTGGCGACTCCACGTAATTGTCAAACACAGATGGGTCGAGTTGGTTAACCACGACTATCTGTGCAGGCTCTCTATCTCCTACTGTGATGGGCACTCCACCACGCAACAGCCTCGTGAGGTCAGGCGGTATCACTACCTCGTTAGTGTGCACTACACCCGCTACACCCGTGCCTGTGCCTGTAAAACCACCACGCTGGAATGAGGCAACGGCAGTGCCAAGTTGTCCGCCGAGGCCTGCACCAAGTGCCGCTCCAGCAGGGCCAGCAAGGGCTGCACCAATCACGCCACCAGCAAGCCCGAAGATAGTAGACGCTGCGCCACGTTGCTGCTCACCTTGCGCCCGTGCAGTCTCTAGCCGCTGTTGCGCAGTAACGATGTCTTCGGCAAGAGTGTCCAGCTTGTCTCGACTGTCCTTCTCGACCTCAAGTATCTGCGCATTGATGTCCACAATGTTTGCCTCGTGGTCTTGCACCACTCGCAGGTTGCTCTCAAAGATGTCTTGCAGGCGTTGCGCGCTTTCAGTGTCGCCAAACTCCAGTAACTGCCCATGTAGCGTAGCGATTATACGGTTAGCGTCATGTAATCGGCTGATAGCAGCCTCTTGCGCAGTAACGTCAGCTTGTAGAGCGTTGACGGAATTCTGCAACGCCTCCGTTAGCTCGGCTTGCCTGTCCTGCGCTCGCTCCACCGCATCCTCGTAAGGTGCAATGGCACTCTCTTGCAGTTGAGTAGCAAAGCGATCGAGTGTGTCAGTCATTATCTGCTGCACGCCTGACTGTATCTGACCGAGCACAGCATCTCTTGCTATCTCCGCATCGCTCGGCCCTGTCGGAAGGGTAGGCGTGATACCTGCTGTCTGCACCTGACCAAGTTCAGCTATACCCTCGGGTATCTCTATGTTAAGCAGTCGTCGTGTCAGTTCTTCCGCTTGACCGAGGATAATCTCAAAACCTCGCACGGTCGGGTCTACAAAAAGGTCTTTAGCAACCGCACCGACATCCGCAAACGATGCGCCAACCGCTTCGGCAATATTGCGAAGTTTGAGAACAAGAGCATCTATGCTATCGCTTGTGATGCCGAAAAAGATTGCTACAGAGTTGAGAGCGTTGGCAAGCGCACCTAACCCAGCCTCGATAAACAATCCGATCTCTTCACCTAACCCTCGGAACTGCCCTCTTAGCCTATCAACCGTACCAACTATAAAAGCAACGAGCGTGCCCATAATGACAAAGCGAGCGATGGTAGATGACATGACGCGCTGTAACCCAGTGAGAGCGCTGGCTAGCAAGTTGGCACTCCTACCCATGTTGTTCACCACAGCATTGAAAGCGCCTGATGCAGTCGCTAACGCAGTGATACTGCCAGCCACGGCAATACCCCGCACTGCGACGGTATCAAAGTTATTTGCTAACGCTCTTACCGCGTCGTGGAATCTATCAGTAACGCCGAGATTGCGATCAATGTTACCGATGAACGCTCTACTCGCCTCGTTCAACGACGTGAATGCGCTAGCGAGCGACTTGTTTGCGTCGCCTGTCGCCTCAGTTTGGTTGTTTAGGTTTGCCATCACCTGGCCGAGGTCTTCAAGGGTGAACGCACCCTCTTCAGCCGCACGCTTAAGAGCGATGAAAGAGTTCTCGGCGATGATACCCGCCGAATGCGCCTCCTCGCGGAACGCTCTAGCAAGGTCAGGAAATTTCTCCAGCAGTGGCAAAATAGCAGGTAGTGGGTCGGACACGTTCTGTCCTGCTTCTGCCAGCCTCTGAATGGTCGGTAGGATCTCTTCAATTGAGAGACCACTGTTGACGATCGAGGTAGCAACATTGCGGTACGCTTGTGTCAGCTCTTGCGCAGTAAGGTTAGCGCCAGCAAAGCCTTGCTCTAGCTGCAGGAACGATTGCGACAGTATCTCAACAGGCACAGAGAGAGCCACCGCTTCCTGCTGGAAGAATCTAATACGGTTGTTCACCTCCTCCGTCGATAGACCGATGGAGTGTAGCCTTGATTCCAGTATCTCAATCGCCTCGGTAGCGCCGAAGATCGAGCCTGTGAAGGTACTAGCTAATTGCGCAGCTAGTTGCGTAATGAAGAAACCAATCTGCGTCAACGCACCTCTGAAGATCGTGCCCATCCTAGAACCCGCTGCTGACGTGGCTTCTATGCCCTGCTGTAGACGGTTTAGCGACGTATCGTTAAGACGCTTGAGTTCATCAGTCGCCTCATCGGTACTCTCCTCAAGCCTCTCGGCTCGCTGGTTTAGCTGGCGCATACCCTCGTTGATCTTGCGAGCATCAACAGCTATGTCTACCAGTATCTCATCGACGATTGGCATTTTCACTCACTCGCAGTTTGAGGTACGCTTGGCGTATCCGTGCTACCCGTGGCTTGACGATCGGTGATACAAAATCACCCACTCGCTGAATCACGTACTTAAGATAGTCAGTGCGGTTGATCAGCTGCCAACGCACCCGTGGCACAGACGATAACCTCAGCTCCTGTATCCGACGATCAACCACCTGTGTATTATCAAGCCCTAGTTTAGCAATGCTTGACGTGCGGGTGTCGCCACCCTTACCGTGGATGTACTGATGTGGATCAGGGAAGTCCTCATAACGTGTGCCCACCTGAAAGCCCGCTAACAAGTAGCTGGTGTCAACAGGACTCTTTTGCGCAAGCTCGTGCGCCATGTCTACCAACCGCCGTCCTACGGACTTGCTGATCTCCGTGTAGTGCGTGCGCATGACACGATTAACTCTCGGAGCGATGTCAGTAAACCTATCTAGTCTTGCCACGTTTCACCTTACTGTTGTGGTAGCGCAGGTAGACAGTATCCATTTCCCTTACGCAAGCCCACAACCCCTCTGTCTGGTTGTCGTTGTAGCAGTATCTATCTCCATACATCATAACACGAGACCACGGTATCGGAGCTACCCCCGACATAGCAGGATAGCGTTCAGAATTGAGAGCGTAGAAGGCGTTCACCGCAAATTGCAGATGTGGCTTGACCTGTGGTTGTATCCACTCTTTAGGGATAGGCCTGCCTCTCGCCTTACGGCGTTTGATCACATTTGCGATCGACGCAGCATCGTAGCGACAATTCCATTCTACGATGCTTTGGAGTTTCCCACATCTGCTGCGCTAGGCATGTAGAGCGATGTCTTGGCAGCCTTGATACGCAGCTGTTTGGTGATGTCAGGGCAGTTCTTGAGTAGCATGAGAGCGTTGTCGTACGTGCACTTGACGGCTTTGCCATCCCAGCCAACCTTCTCCCAGTCCCTGATCAGAACCGCAAAAGACTTGAGATCAAGCTCTTTGGCTACGGCAGGATCAATCTCGCCACGCTGTAGCTCATAGGTATGTTCCTTGGAGTACAGATTTAGGGCAGCGTCGTAACGCAGTGAGTTGGTTGATGCTAGCAGAAACCTAGCACCCGCAACCTCAACCCACACGCCGTCTTCAAGCTGACGGCGGTTAGGTGCGTGTTCTCTCTTAAAATCAATCATTCGCCGTGTGCCTCCAGATAAGGGTAAAATGAGAATCTTGTGGTGTAGCCTTCAGCACCTTTAAACCCGCTGTTGGTAACGTTGATAGTAACTGGCTCACCTCTTGAGATTGCCACATCACCGACCACAGTCATACCAGGCATATCTACACACACACCACCACTCTCGTTGCTAGCGAGGATAACGCCACCAACGGTGTGGTTTTCTTCTGCTGACTCAATCGGCGTTAGGTCTCTAAAGTACGCAGTGCCACTCATGGTCGCAGCGAACGCCGCTCTACTAGCGCCAAGCGAGAACTTGCTCCCGATCTTGTAGCGTGCGCTTAAACCATTATTGAAGTCCACAGAGAGATCGCCAAAATCGGCGAAGAGGTCTGCTTTGTCAGAATCTTTATAGAGCGATACCAGCTTCACGTCGCTAGAGGTGTTATACATAGTGTCATCAGTCGCTGCTATCTCGTTTGAGTCACTGATGGTGTTAGTATCGTTGGTAAGCGCCCGACGAGAGATGAAACCCATCGTTGATTCCATCTTGGCGACCGACGGCACAGACATACTCATCGTATTCGCCTGTGAGCCAGTGATAGTCTGGACTTGACCGTCCTTGATAGTGCGCTTGAATTGGTAGGTGCAGTCTCTGATGTCTTTGCGAGCAGGGTTGTTGATGTAGCGATTAGCGATGTAGATAGCAAATCGCTTGTTATCTACATTCTCGCCATCAAAGCCGCCAATACCAACGACATTGCTAAAGTTGATACTAGACTTACCACCGCTAGTCGCAACACTAGCTACACGACCGTAGAAGATTGGCATGCTAGGGTTAGAGTCATCGTTAACCACCTGCACCCACTCACCCACGACTACCTTGAGCTTGGAGATGTCCGCCTCACAATCTAATTTAGCTAGAGCGCCTGACGCTGCCTTCTTGTAATCCGCTGTGGCAGGCGTTCTTACGCCGATAACCTCTAGCCTGCCACCTTTGTCAGTGGCAGCAGTTAGGTTTTCTACAGACACCTTTGTGGCAGTTGTAGCAGTAACAATCTTACGACCATTGTTTGCCGCATTCTGGAAACCAGACGCATAGATCAATAACTCTGCGCCAGTAGGCACACTCCAGTCATCGCCGCCAGTATTGGTAGTGGTGTAGCCATCAGAGACAACAGCCGTAACTGTTTCAGGGTTAGTGATGGTCTCTTTGCGAGCAGTAGACCCTCTCTCTTGGTATTTAGCTCGCAGCATACCAGGCACAAAATCTTGAAGATTGCTGTGCTTGACGTTAGCGCTAAACTCGGCGGTAGCAGCAACCTGTGTAGGTGAGCCTTTGGTGGTCTGCCCACTACTCTCAAGCTCATCAGGCTCTACGGTTGTGAGCTGCCCGCCTGTAGTGCCATAGGAGATGGGCACAAATAATTTCCATTTGGGACTAGTTACCTCACCAATCTTTGACTCTATCTCGTAGTGCAGAGTGGTGGTTTGGCTATCTACCAAACTATCTGCAACATCAGTCGCACCAAGGCTTTCAGCCGCAAACACTGGTGCGTTTTCAGGTAGAAGTTCGCCGCTCTCTTGCTTATCTTTTGCCATGTCTCTATCTCCTAATTTGGTAGTTGAAGCGTACACGCAGCGTTGTTGTGTAACGCACAAACCCACGCTGGTTATAGCCTTGCTGGTCTATTGGTGCACCGCCTTCGCTTGAATCAAACGCGATAGGTAAGCACTTATGCTCTTTGCCGTCGGTGTCCTTTGGAGTGGACTTCCAGTTGAACTTGCGACACTGTGCCAACAAGTTACTAGCAAATATCAGTGGTCGCACGGGTGTCAGCTCGTCAGTAGGTGCGATGTCGATACGCACTGATGTCTCAAGCACCGTGTCATACAAGGCGTTGATGCCGATATTGATTTGTGATGCTGACAACATTTGTTGCGTAATGACGAGTAGTGGTCGCTTATTTTTCTTGAGGTTTGTAATAACCATGCCATCCAGTTCAGTTGGTTCTTGATAGAAGATGCTGGCAATAGGTGTGAATGGTGTTGGCTCTTGTTTGCCATTTTTCATTACAGGTCGCTGCAACCCATCCTCGCTGTAAGCCTTGACTATCAAGGCTTCCGTTGTGATGGGTTGTTTTGCCCCCTTACACAGAAACATGGTGATGTTGTTCATCACGTCCCAGTCGGTAAACTTCATACTTGCGACACCAACCCTAGTTTGTAGTAACCAACCTGATCGTCGTTACCGAGGAATTGTGTGGCAACCGACTCAACCAGATACTCGTTGCCTGATGAGGACTTAATGCAATCGCCATCACTCGGGTCAAGCCCATCTCGGCATGCCACAATGAGCATAGTGTTAGCGACGTTGCGCACATAGTCAGCACTAGTTGCACTTGTAGTCTTGCTGACCAACACACCTTTGAGGTCTTTGATCGGCTCGCCATTCACAGGTGTGTAAGTAAAGTTGTCTCCACACCCATCAGCAACAAGCGCACATATCACATCCTTGATCTCTTCTTTTAATTCAGACTTGTTCATCTGCTCACCGTCATGGCAGTGTTGCGTAGCAAGGGTTTCAGGAGGTCTCTTACAGAGAAGCTCATTACTTGCGAGCGATTGCCACTGCCTGTAACTAACCACTCATGTTCAATATCACCGATCTTGCGCTTAACTAGTGTGCGCCCCTCGGTCATGTTTTCTTCTTCATACCAGTTCCCAAACGGGTCTTGCTTGTTAGCTAGCCTAATTATCACATGAGCTGTAGCGAGACAGATAAGGTGTGGCACTTCGTCTTCGCCGATGCGAGTAGAGTTCATTTGTGAGATACTGCCTTGCGTAGCTGATCCCTGATTCAGGAACGCGTATTGACGAGGCCAGGCAAGGGCTTGTGAGGAGCTTAACCGCACGCCAGTGAAACGAGGCTCAAACGAGTCTACTAACGTTGATGCTCGGATTGACCAACGATATACTTGCATCCTAGCATCGGCATCAGTGATCACCCATCTCAAATAGTAATCTTTGTCGGCAGGGTCAGTAGCACCAGGCCTCACGTAGTTGTCTGGCAGTTGTGTGTCTAGAGCGTGATCAACGATAAACTGGAGAGCAGGGATGAGCTGCCCCCCAGTGTTTTCAGAAAAGTATGATGTTGACGACCTTGCCACACTATTTAACTAGTCCAATAATTCTGCATGACAACAATACCGCTGTCTTCCACGTTGGTTGCCTTACGCTCCCAGTTGGTAGATGTCGCTAACGCTGTAGCGCCAGGAGATGCAGCAGTGCTGCCCTTCCAGCTGTAGCCTTTAAGCTTAATACCGAAGGTAGTTTCAGAGCAGTAGGTGCTCGCAACTGGTCGCACATTTAAGTTGATGTCAGACCACGCTCTGTAATCGCCTTGTGTCAAGAGATACGCCGCGTTGTCAGTAAGACCAATCGTGTAATACGTAGAAGTGTTCGCGCTCTTAATCGTTTCAGATTTAACCAGCTGTGGCGATTTGGTAACGATGATGCGCATCCCAGTCAGAGTCTGCAGCACTCGCACACCAGGGATTGGAGCTTGGTCTACGTTGAATGCATCTTTAAATTCGCTCAGGCGACCACGAGCATAGCGGTTGAATGCCGTGGGGTGCATGATGAGAGTGTTAATTGCTTGCTGTTGGTCAAACAAGAGACCGCACAACCGCACTAGATTTTCTTCGGTCGGATATTGTCCGCCAGTGCCAGCTGTTTTGTTACCCACCAAATCAAGTAGTGTTTTATTGCCGCTAATAGTGCCACACGCAACAGCAGCCCCTATCAACGCATTTATGTGGTGTTGTGTTAAACGATCCGCCATCTGCCCAGCTACCCTGCTACCCTCAATTCCAGCTTGTTGCTGTGTCCAGGAGAAGGCGATGGGATTGTGCTTGTAGAGACCACTATGCCAATAGGTCTTGATTGCTTTGTAGCTATCTTGCGTGATGTCTTTAGCAGCAATGCTTTGTTCAGTGCGCACGTCGTAAAGCCCAGCACCAGCGGTGTTAACGCCTGTGCCTGATCCAGTGCCTGAACCATCAGTTACGACAAAATCGTAGTAACCAGTCTCAAGCGTAGTACCAGAGAACGGCATGTTCTCCACGTTGATAGCCTGACTCGCTTGGTTGAGTACGTTCAGATTCTGGTTGATCATGTCGATCGAGTCGCCATACATGAACGCATCAAAGATTTTAAAATTGCCTGCTTTGAGTGAGGCTGCCATAGTTCCCTCCTTATCCTACGCCTAATTCGGCGGCGCGTTTATTGTAATAGTCAGCTCGATCACTACTAGACATCATATCAGATACACGCTTAAGGCGAGTACCTTTGTGTATCTTTTCTGTATTTTCTGGTTTTGTTTTAGGTGGCTCATACTTGCTACCAGTGGCTTCGCTTTGAATCACAAAGTCAGCAAACTCTTTGTTACCACGGAACTCATCGACGAGCTTATCCCAGGTCATGACCACCCGATTGCCCTCATCATCAACGACAAAAGTTTCAGGCTTGCCGTCTTTGATCTCGCAACCGATGCGCGGCAATATCTCATGGCGCATAATTCTGTGTGTGGATATGCGTGGTAACAGTTCAGAGAGTTTAGCTTCTTTGGCGTATTGCATGCGCTCTTCGGCGAGTGCTTGTGCTTGCGCTTCCGATGCCTTTTCTAGCTCTGCTACTTTTGCCTTGAGAGCGACAGTTTCAGATGTAGCTGCTGTCTCTTCTGTAGGAGGCTGTGCTTTGGCAGCCTTGCTATTAGCGCTTTTCAGCTGTTTGGTTAGAGCATCGTTGTCAGCAAGTAGACGATTAGCTAACTCCGTAAGTTTAGTTACTTCGTCGTTGCCTTTAGTAGCCTCTTTAGGCTCTTCCGTAGGTGTAACTTCAGGAGTGGGTGTTTGTTCAGTGTCCACAAAGTCTCCAATGTTGGTTATGCTATTTACAGTATAGCTAATTAACGTGTTGATGCAATGCCGAGAGATGGTAACCGCAAGAAGAGGGTAAACAAAATTACCCCTACCCCGCCAAAGCTAGATACCAAGAGGGTTGCAGAGCGCTTACTAATTGACACTCTAGCAGCACTTGATTCAATTCGAGGCTTAAAGCTCACACGTAGCGATGCGCAACGCGGCCTACTGCCTTCATTTGGTACCTTAACACGCACCGCTTTAGAATTAGTAAAGCACATAGAGGAACGTGAGATCAGGGATGGCGTGAACACTAGAGATACCAAGCCTCCTGCGGTGATAACAGTTCTAGACGAGGAGACATGGCAGAAGAAAGCCAAAGATGAACACATTCCCAAAACAACAGCTAGCGATTAGCACGCCCGCTAAACACACCTTGTATTGTGGCAGTCGTAAAGCAGGTAAGACGTATGCGCAATTGATGTGTTATATGCGTATGGCTGTAGAGCACTGGCATCAGCCTATTCGTGGCATTGTGCTTGATCGCTTGTATCCTAACCTTGACGACATTATTGCTAAATCAAAGCTTATTATCCCTATCTATGATCCGCATGCTAAATACATCAAGAATCAATGGACGCTGTCAAATGGCTCGGTTTTATTGTTTAGGCATGCGCCTGATCTCGACACGATAGAAAAGTATTTAGGTCATAGTTACCAATTCATTGGTTTTAATGAATTGACGAAGTGGAAGGATGAAGAGCTGTATGATCGCATGTGTGCGACCTTAGAGTCGCTGAAAGGCTTGCAGGCCAGGGCTTTCAGCACTACTAACCCATTTGGTCGTGGCAAGAAGTGGATTAAGAAACGTTTCATCGGTGTGCCGTATGGCGAATTACAAACACGTGATAGCGGCACACATGTAGCAATCTTTGGCAGTTTCACAGAGAACAAAATGCTGCCTAAAGAGGCAATAGCCGACGTTTTGGCATCCTGTAAGAACAATCCTGAACTTGCTAAAGCGTGGATAGATGGATCATGGGATAACGTTGTCGGTGGTGCGTTTGACTTCTTGTGGGACAGGAAGAAACACGTGATACCGCAATTCAAGATCCCCGTGGATTGGCGCATTGACCGCAGCATGGATTGGGGTAGTTCAGCACCATGTTCTATACTGTGGTGTTGTGAGGTGCGGAGTGAAGAACGTGTGTTGGCAGATAGAGAAATTAAGCTTGGCACAATTATCGTTTTTCATGAGTGGTATGTGTCTGACGGTCGTGGCAAGGGTTTGCGTTACTCGCCTCGGCAAATTGCTGAGGGTATTTTAAGCCGTGAGCATTCGTTGCGCAACCGTGGGATAATTCATCGAGATGCGAAAATCTATCGTGGCGCTGCTGACAGTCAGATATTTGGCTCACCTAGAGCAGACATTGAGACGATTGGCATGACCTTCCAGAAAGCGGGTGTAACGTGGCTTCCAGCGGATAAGAGTCCAGGTAGTAGGATGATAGGCAAACAGCTAATTCGTGATAGACTAGCTGATCAGACGTTATTGTTTGTCGATACCTGTAAGGGCATCATTGAGCGTTTGCCAGCGTTGGAAAACGATGAGGTGAATGTGGAGGATATTGCTGATGGCCAGGAAGACCATGACTATGATGCGTTAAGATATAGAATATATCGTCGTCGAATTAGTAAGGCTGTACCAGGAGGGATGTTTTAAATGGCAGTAAATACGCTACACCCAGCGCTCAAGCAGATCATGCCTGTCTATGATCAGATTGAGGATTGTTTGGCAGGTGAGATTCAGGTCAAGAAACAAGGTGAGAAGTACCTTCCGCATCCGAGTGGTGGCAGTGGGGGTAGCATGCTCAACAGCATTGTGAATATCAAAGAGCGACCAGCGGTGAATGTCGGTCAGCTGTTGAACAATGCTGGTGATAGTCGTTACGACGACTACAAAGCAAGAGCACAGTTTGTGGATTACACTAACCGCCAGCTAGAAACGTTGGTGGGCTTGGCTTTCAGCAAGGATGTGATCAAAGAGTTGCCAGCGATGATGGACATGTTTGTTGATAACGTCAACGGCAATGGGCTTGGCTTGGTGCAGTTAGCAAAACAGATGTTTGCTTACGTGTTGGCATATGGTCGAGCAGGACTGTTGGTGGAGTATCCAATGATGGATAAGCCAACGACGGTGGGTGATAGTGATAGTGGTCGGGTGTTACCGACGATACGGTTAGTTAAGCCTAAAGAGTTGATTAACTGGTTTGGCACACCGACAATCGACACAGTGGTGGTGTCAGAGATGTTTGAACAGGTAGAAGACTTTGAGGTTAGCTACGTCAATAAGTTCAAAAGCTTTCATCTGGTGGATGGGGTCGCACACTTCCAAGTGCATTGCCCAGATAAGGATGAGGGTTTTGTGGTTGAGGCTGCGGGCACGCTAACTAACGCTAGTAGCAAGCCTTTGAGCAGGTTGCCGTTGTTTACGGCAGGCAGCGAGAACAATGACTGGGTGATTGATCGACCGCCTTTCCTGGGTATCAGTAGCGTTAACTTGTCGCAGTATCGGAGTAGTGCCGACACTGAAGAGGGTGCGTTCTTTGCTGGTAACGCTACGTATATTATCAGCAACGCTAACCTGCAAGATTTGGAGGAGGCGTTCCCTGATGGGATTCGGGTAGGCTCAAAATATGTGCTGACCTTACCTGCGCCAGCAGCAGCAAGCGTTTTGCAAGGTGCACCGAATGCCGCAGCACAAGCATTGATGGGCATCAAAGATGAACAGATGCGAGCGCTTGGTGCGGTAAGAGCTGATCAGATGACAGTGGCAAAAACTGCAACAGAGGCGTTGCTAACGGAGACTATTAGAAACGGCTCGTTGAACAATGTCGCTAATAACGTTTCTAATGCGATGACCGAGGCGCTGAAGCTAGCGTTAGAATACATGACTCCTGATTTAGCACTGCAAGATGATATTCGTTTTGAGATCGATGTGTCAGCAGGACTGGTCGGGCTAGACCCCGCTGCTATCAACGCTTTGGTGCAGTTAGGTAGTAGCAGTTACCTTGTTACAAAGGAGATCAGAGATGTGCTGAAGAAGCTTGGCATTGCGCAGGAAGAGTATGACGATCAGCTGATGCCGATGACGCAATTTGGTATGGAGGAGAGCACCGATGCGCCGCTACAAAATGAAGAGGAAGAGGAAGAGGAAGAAGAGGATAAGGAAGAGCCTGCGCCACAAGGCGAACAAGAGATGAGCGAAGATGATCAGCAAGACCAAAGCTAAGGGGCTGTATTACACCTATGAGCTGACGTTCAATGAGATTGCAGCGAAGGTGTCTTATGAGACCTCAAGTTCAATTGTGAAGCGTATCCGTCCACACCTAGAGGCCGTCTATCGTGCTCGGCAGACAGGCGATGTAGCGATGGCATCGAGGGCTATCAATAAGATCATGGGTATAGTGCAGAGTGCTAACGGTAGGTTCAGTGCTAACACGCTGCGAGGCTTGTCGGACTTATCCTTGTTTGCTAATCGCTCAAGGTTGAAACTGAATTTGAGCGATGAGCAGAAAGAGATAATCAAAGACAGGGGTAGGAGACGTGAGCGTGCGACAGAACAGGTAAGGCGTGCACGCCAGACACCAATGCTGGAGGCTGTTTCAGCACGAACACCGACACAAGTAAATGCACAGCTTAAGCGTAGTTTGCGGGTAGGCGTTGAGAACATGTATCGGCAGAGCGATGATGGCCTAGCTCGGCATCAGTTAGAGTCAGCGTTACGGCTGTATCAAGCAAGGCAGACGACGGTGCATAACACGCAAGCGGTGCATGTGGTGCAGCAAGCTCAACAGGAGGCAGGGCAGGAGATTGCTGACCAGTATATGTACCTAACTGAAGGCGACGATCGAGTAGATGATATCTGTAGACCACATCATGGCAAAATCTATGACTACAACTCTCGTGGCCCCGTGCCACCGTTACACTACAATTGTCGATGTTGGATAGAGCCTGCAAATAAAGACACTAAACCTGTGTTGGATGAAATCAAGAAAGGCAATGAGTTTGATAAGTGGTTTGCGCAAAATAGAGAGAAGATCGCTAAAGAAGCGATAGGCTCTAACCCTTTTAAGCATCTTAAGCCCGGCCGTAAGTTAAGTAAGGCAAGCCTCAAGCGCGGTGCGAGAGTATTTAAGAACAATAAAGCTCGCACGGAAGGACTGCTGCGAGCAGTGAAAGACCGTGGGCGGTGGGCATCAAATAAAAGTTTCATTAATACTAAAGGCATCCTTAACGACAAGCAGGCAAGACGCACGCTTGAACAACGCAGCATGTTGCTGACAGGTGAGAAGATCAAGATACCTCGCATTCGCAGGAAGACCCCGCCGAGCAAGCCCTTGAGCAGGGCAGCGTCAGAGACGGTTTACAAAGAAGAAAGTTAACTACTCATCATCATCAAGCTCATGCAGGTCTTTGAATATCTCTTCACGATAATCTATTAATTCTCGAATGCCTGCGCCGATCTTTTCTTGTGTCTTGCGCATCCGTGGGTCTATGTAAACCCCCACAGCAGCCATGGCTATCCGAGATTGCCATTTAGATAGTTTGCGAATTACCCGATCTAACCGATCGATCTCAACGACCATCATCTTTTGATAATTTTCATCCATTAGTCTTGCCTAACTCCATTAACGCAACAAACCCCACGACGGGTCGCAGGGTTTGCTACAGATTTTGAACGCAACAACCATAAAGGCGCGTGTGCTCATATTAGCAATTTACCAATAAGACTTGAACATATAATATGCCCCTAGATTTTCAAGCAACACAAAATTAAGGGGCACGAATGTCTGACCACGACTCTGAACTTCCCATTCCTAAAGACGGCAATCCACCACTTGGTGATATTTTAAGCAAGAGAGATGAGAGAGATGAGCTAAAATCAGAAGAGTCTATACACAAGAATCCTAAGAGAGTATATAATGATAATGATGAGCGAGATTCGCTGATACCAACGCTTACAGAGCGAGAGAAAACGAGAGAGATTGACAATCTCTCTCATCTCTCTCATCTCTCCCCACATGCCTCTTCTGAGAGAGAGAAAGAGAAAAGAGTCATCAAAGCGATGGTTGAAAGTTGTGTTAATCTAGATGCAATTAAACAAAATGATGGCTGGAAGCCTGTGGATGAGATTAAGATTCATCACTCAACAGAAAACCGTTTTCTGGATGAGATTCCGTTCATCATAAACAACACCACCACAGTGCTCTATGGTCAACCTAACTCTGGGAAGACGACGTTATTGATTCCTATCGTTAAGAAATTTCTGGAGGCGAGTGAATACCACTACGTTGGTTATCTCTCTGAGGCCTTTAATGCGATGGGCGGGCACGTACTGGAGACATTCAAATCAGACTGTCACCGTCGTTTCTTATTGCAGTCAGTAACGATGGCAGACGAGGAATGGATGACCGAACAGCTGACTCACTTCCTTGAACAATTCAAAAGAACAGTAAATCAACACAAATTTCTTATTGTCGTTGATACTCTCATGCCGATGCTTGGGGCATGGGGCATTGACGTAGCATCTAACACCGACACCACGAGAATGCTGGCGTTTTTTAAAGAATGGATACAGCTGTGGCAGGAGAATCATCAGTCGATTGCGGCGCTGTTTCTCCATCATGAGAATAAAATCAGAGATGGAGTGAAACCAGAGATGATGGGTGCACAGTCAATTAGATCACAGATCAACACACGAGTAGAGCTAGTGTCTGACCCCGTTGCGCAGATGACATCCGTTGCTTGGACATCACAGGTTATTGATATTGGCGCAATGGCGTTCAAGTTTACCGAATCAGTGACGGTTGGTGATCGCAAAATCTTTACTGACTATGCGATCGTTGATGCTGACGATAATATGCTAGAACGCAAACAAACACGCAACGAGCTTGAAAGACAAGCTCAAGCAGCAGCATATTTTATTATGATCAATGCTGATGAGATTCCAGGTAGATCATCACTGGGTGGATTAGCAAATGCAATTAGCTGCGGGCATTCAAAGGCCAAGAAACTAGAAGAGGCGTTAGTCAACGATAGAATTCTAATGCCACGTGCTGGCTATGCCGAACACAGGATACACGATGATGTCGCTGTCCATGGCGACACTACTGCTGAACGGATTAACTATGTGCGAGAAGAGCTGTTTCGCTTGCCACCAGCTGCTTATCATTGGGATGAACAAGCGCAGAAACTGACGGTAAAGTACAAATAAATCTTGCATTGCTTTGGTAATCTTCATAAAACATCACTAGATTTTGAGGGGTAGCAATGCCAACCGACCATGACCTTGCATTTGATCGTTTTATCATTCAAGCTTACAAAGATTCTGTGCCACTCTTTTTTAAAGATAGCGACGATGCCACCGACGGCACAGCGCTATTCTTGGCATGGCTAGGAGCGATTAGCACGCACATTGCGCAGCAACATGCGCTCTCTCTCGGTAGCAAGACAAGAGTCATACCAGTCGCCAAGGATGCGGTTGAGCGCAAAATCTATGAGACGATTGTAGAGTTTGCGAGACTCTACTCACAGACCAGCAAATTAAGCTATGTAGCATCACTCGAACGCCATGTGGGTATGTTCTTAATGCGCATATCTACAGCGTTTATTGGCAAAATGGCGCAAGCAATTACAAAGGAGAATGAGGATGAATCTAAAGCTACAAACCAAGCTCTACAGCAAGAAAGCGCTGGATAAGGCTGCGCAAGAGCGAGGCGCAACGAAGAAGTTCCCTATCTCACCAGGATCAGGCTGGCCAATGCAGGTGCAGCAGATTGTCAAAGACACAGACAAAAAAGAGCGACCACACTATCGGGTTATCTACCGTGCGCTAGAAGACCTAGAGGGCGATTTTGAGATGGGTGACCAAGGCCGTGATTTATTCTATGTCCTACCTGACCCTAACGTCTCACAGGCGTGGCAGGATGTGCATATCGAGAAACTGTCACGCCTAGCGTGGGCTTGTGGCAAGGAGGGTATTGATGATCTCACTCACCTAGTTAATTGCCGTGTGCGGTTAGTAGTGCAGTTTCAGCAAGACAATCCTAAATACACCGAAGTGACGCAGTATTTGCCATACAAAGATGACCTTGACCCAGTACCATTTGATTAAGGATACAGAATGTTAAATGAGTTTGAAGACATGGTTTGCAGGGCGATGTGCAAAGAACTAGACAAACGCTTAAGAGCAGAGAAAGAGCGTGATGCTGCCGTGTATGTCAGTACTGCGCTCTCAGCCCTTATCTCAAATCACATTCCCTATCTGCCTCTAAGCAAGGCTAGAAAGACTGAAGTAATTACCTCGTTCAGCGACTTCATCCACGAGCTGGCTAACAATCATCTTAGCGGAAATAGCGAGTGAGAATACAGAACACCAGCACCATTTGATTAAGGAGAACTCATGCCAGATCAGAACTGTAATCCTAATCCATTAGACATTAACCCATCAGTGCGTCATTTTGTTCAGTGCAAGGGACGGCCTGTAATGCTCTGGGCTGATGGTGATCATGACTTTGAGGCTAACCAACGGTGTTTTATTGAAACCGCTCATCAGCTTGCGCAGAAGTCGATTCCTCGTTTCATCAGGCTCTGCCAAGACACTCAACCATCTAATTGGAAGATGGTTGATTCGCTGCCAACTGCACCACTGCATAAGCCCCTACCTGCTGCCATAGCACAGGTTGCTTCTCTTGAGGGTATGCGTGTTTTTAGCGATGTAGGCGGGTTTGCTGATGGGTTAATTGTAGGTAAGTATGCCAAACATAAAAACCCAGGAGAAAGGTCAGAATACCCTATTGATGTTGTCTTTAATACCAACGAGCTACATTCATTGATTTATGAGGCAGCGTATTTGCTGTGTTGCTATATGCCTCCTGGCATGTTTGGGCATCTGCGCTATCGCCATGATGAGACTGTCACGTATGAATTCTTGCGTGGCGGTGGCAGATGAGAATACAGAACACCAGCACCATCAAGAGAGCTAAAGTCATGATGTTGGTTTATGGTGCTGCCGACGTGGGCAAATCTCGTTGGTTAGCGACTGCAACTGACCCCCTAATCGTTGATCTAGAGCATGGGTTGCAGTCGCTAAGTGATAAGCATATTGATTTTGTGTCAGTAGATTCTTACAAAGAATTTGTTAGCATCTTACCAGAGATTCGCAATTACATTAAGCGGGCTGATCAGTCGCCAATCACGCTATGTATCGACTCACTAACAGAACTAGCGGACTATTGTCTCAAGGAGTTCTGTGCCGAACAGAAAGACCAGCGCCGCGCTTATCCAATGTTTTATGATGCGATGATTGACCTAATCAAAGAGATTCGCGCTTTGCCGTGCCACACAGTGTTTACCGCCAAGCATGATATGCTTGACGTTAATGGCCTAACCGTTCATGCGCCACGCATGCCGTGGAGGAAATTACAGAGTGAGGTGCTGCATCTATTCAGCAATATCCTCTATGTAGGTAAAAATACCAAGGGTCAGTCAGTCGCTACTGCTACCAGTCGAGATGTCTGTGCCGCTAAAGATCGGAGCGGCAGACTATCCAAGCCTCTTGATATAGATGTTGTGTCAATCGCTCAAGTCATCCAGAAAGTAGCGAATGGATAAGGTGCAGACGATAAACACCCTGCAAGCCGAAATTGTGGAACTAAAGAAGAAACGCCAAAACCTAAAGGGTAAGACGCTACGCCAGCTCAACGTCGAGATTGAGCACCTAGAAGATCAGTTGCGCATGCTGCAGGCAAATAAAAAAGAAGAGCGCAACCCTTGAGAACGAGACAAGCCTTGGAAGAGTGTCTGGGCTGCGCTCACCGCAATATAAGCCTGCCCACACTATCCTGATATCACTACCCTGTCAAGCTAGTTTTGTGATAATAGCAAATATCTATTGACATAACTATAGATGTTGTGTATTATAGTTACATAGTAGCAATTACGCTACTAATGCTTGGAAGAGGTAAGAGATGGATAATACTAAGAAAATTAAGGTAGCGATCGAGGATTATGAGGCTGCAAAGGCAAGGGTGGTGGCTAACGCTAAACGTGACTTTTATGACCCAGCACTAACGGAGCGCACAGACGAGGATCGTTGGTATGCCTGCCGGAGTGAGTTAATGCGTTATCTTAATAGCGACTACACAGTCGCAGCCGATAAACGGCTGATTGAGGACGCGCTGGGCACAGCAATCGATCTGCAGCCATAACTAATTTTTTAAGGAGGAGCTAAAAAATGAGTAAATATTACGACAAATTAATGCGATTAGCAGAGCGAAACGGCGTTGGGTTATCACGTGTGACGAGTGGGCTATCAATCCAGACGGGCGGTGAAAATGACAAACCGTTTCTACCTAAATATCGCATTGAGCGATATTCAGATTATAGCCAGACCACAAAAGTTGAATATTTTGGATCGTTGCGTAGCGCTGAACGCTATCTACGCCTATATGCAAATGCTACGGCATCTGCTACAGATGCCGAGGGAAAGTAAAAATGAAACGTGGATCGTTGAAGGCGGGGTTATGAGGTACAGAGATTTAGATGAGCGCCGTCAGGCGCAGGGCGAGGCAGCAGAGGCGTTGGCAGACGAGATAATGGCATTGCAAGACACTATCACACACACTGACCTACTCGCTGACTTGAGCGAGTATCAAGCGAGTAGTGATCGAGACGATGCTGAGGCTATTGCTGACATCGCCTATGCTCTGATCGACGAGAGAGGAGCGATCGAATGAGGGCGCACATCCAAATCAACGGCGTTATCGCTGAATTAATAGACACGATGGTGGATGAGGTGGTAGAGCTTGCTAGCAAGGAGCTAGCGAGCTACTTGCAGGACTGCGGTGCTAAAGGCTATCGCATGGCGGTGGCAGCAAATATGTCGCATATAGACCCGTACCATCGCCTTACCGAGGAGGAGTGTAACTACATTACCGCTATTGCCGTCAGGAGGTTGCGCAATGGATGACCTAAGAATCAAAGAGGTTAAGTATTTGAGCGCCAAGATCAATATTCTGATCGGCTTGTCTGGCTTTACAATTACGTTAGTGCTATGGGCAATCTACCGACTGGCGGGACAGTAGACATGTCGCAGCGGAGGTTGGTAAGCAAGTTAATACTTGAGTGCCATATGATAGGCGGTCAACACGCTGTCGTGAAGATGAAGGGGCAGCTATCTGATAAGCTAACGCCTGATCAGCAGATCGCGACCCTCAGCGCTGTCTATCATTCACTAGTCAACAACGTTATCCCAGCAATCAAGAAGAAAATGGAGGGAAAAGATGGAAACAAAGAGCAAGGAAAATGAGAAGAAGAGCATCCCCAAGGGGATGCTACAACTTATAGAAAATTGGGCAAACTATCTGGGTAGCGCTGGAATGTGCCATATGGGAGCCAGCGGGATGAGCGAAGCGGTTGCCGAAGAAATGACGAGCTTGTTGCAAGGGGAGCAAACAATAGACGAGCTGGTCGCTACCAGCAAAAAACGAATAGATGATTTTACGCCATGAAAGGAGCTAGAAAATGAACACACTTTTAATTATCTTGTCGCTAGCACTAGCGACACCCGTCCTAGCAGGCAAGCACGATGCCTTTGTGCGAGCCTTTAAATTGTTGCGCCCATCTGCACACCATGCCACCAAACGCTTGTCTCACAAGCAAATCAAGGTGATCAAGGAACTATCGCTGATGGAGCTTAAAACATTGCGGGCGCTTGATCTTAATGACATACGCACGATCAAGCGATTGCCAAAGCGCAAGATTGATGCGGTTAGGCACAGCAAAGAAGATTAAAGACCTCTCCCCCCCACCACGGGGGGGCTAGGAGTTATCCATCAAATTACACATATAAAGATAACGATTGGCAAAGCGCCCTGCACGGCCGGCTCAACCTGCACCGTGTAGGGCTGGACTTCACCGTCAGCTCACCACGAGCTACATTATTATTATATCTAACTTGATGCTGACCAGTTGGTGGGATTTAGCACATCCGATAACAATATGTCGTAGGAACTCTGTGTGCCTGTGTAGCGGTACTCGCCGTTAGGCCACCCAATCCGTGCGAACACACCTTGAGTCTCTCCATCTCCGTTAATGGTTAACCCCGTGGCATTACCATTAGTATGCGCAATCTGGATGATTATAGCAGCAGTCTGCATACCAAAGATTGGTGGGGTGTCAGCACCTAGCGCTGCTTGTAATGACGGAACAACCGCCCGTGCTACCGCCCGTGCAGTGTCGAAGAAGAAATCACCCATTGCATCACCAACGCTAACCACGTTGGTGGTGAGCACTCGTCCAGCTAGCGCATCGTCAACTACCTCTGGGTACTTAATGCGGAAGTTAGCGCTGCCAGAGCCCAATAAATTGTAGTTATGATACTCATTGCCATTTCTCGCCCGACGAGAAAATTCACTTTGAATCAAAAACGGATAGGCAGCATTAAGCCCAGTCAAGATGGAGACATCTACCTCAAACTTGTTAGGATCAATGCCTGCGTAGGCAATTGACAGCGTTACATCTGCATTCAGGTTTGATAGGCCAGCAGCCAGTAACGTAATGTTTGCCTGACCAGCACCCGAATCTGGCGCTGTCCAGTCTATACTATAGCTCTTATTGGCGTGCTTAATCGCCATAGTCGGGCTATCAGGATCACCAGTTATTGTGCCGACATCTGCGGTAAAGTGAGAGAGGGCGAGTTGTGGTGTGCCTTGACCAAACTTAATACGGATGCGCACAGTCTGACCTGCTTTAACAGACTCTCCTCTATTAATGTTTGGCGTGAGAGTTGCCTCGCCTCTGCCTTGACCTAACTGTCCAGGCAGAGGTGAGGTAGTCTCTGCTTTAGCAGCAGGAGGAACTACTTCCAGCTTCTTTTTTTTAAACATCCTCAACATTAGCTTGCTGCCGTCCAGCTTGCTGCTGTCAGTATCTTGGCACGGGTGAACGCAGCATCACTATTGCCACCAGTCCAGCGATACTCGCCAAGCTGAAAGTCAATGCCTACAGAGAAGGTTATATTGACCGAGATTGTGTGTGTGTCTTGAGTATCAGTTGCTTCTGATATTGAGACAACGTTGTTAACAAACACCGAAGGTTCCGCAGTAGTTGATAGCGCAGTCTTAAGTGCAGAAGGCAATGCTAACAAATAACCACCGACATCAAGCACCGTTAAGGCCGCTATCTCATCCGCCAAATTACTAAAGTTACTTTCAACGAAGTTACGTAACGCAGTGTTAGCAGCTATCGTGCGTTGCATCTCCCACTGGCAAGCATTCATACCGCTCCTTATGCCTACCTCACTCGCTACGGAATAAATGCGATTAACAATAGCAAGCTCTAGGAGCTTATCAAATAAAGCTACACCTGAAGCCGCAATCGCTCTATTTAGTGTTGTGCCTGTGTTTGCCATTGACTCAATTATAGCACAACCCCACCCTCACGTTAGGAGGATGGGGTAATACAAGATACTAGTTATATGCACAGGAGATAATATCTAATCCTACTCGGACGGCTTTAATTTAGCAACAAAGTCCGCATTTGTATGTTCTTAAGACTTGGTTGGCTCATTCTTGAACCACTTATCAGCAAAGTGCAGAAGCAGCAATTGATCTTTAGTGTCTAACGATGCATAGAGCCTCATTAGATTCTGACCACCATGCTCTAGTTCAGCATCAAAGAGCTTCTCATTATCGCTCTTTGCCTTGCTATCAGCTGATTCTAGCGCATCCTTAATTGTGTCTAGAATGTGTTTATGTGTTGCTTTCATTTTCTTTTCTCCTTTGTTTAAGTTTCGAGATTTGATCACAAACCGTGCCGTCTCTGAATAAGGCCATGTGTGTTTGCACTGCTCTTCAAATTCATCATACCACTCAACGCCGCGCCAATCGTAAGTATTAAATGACATTAACAACTCCCGCAGTCACTAGGATGACAATTAGCAAACGGACAATCCTCAATTAGTAACACTATCCACTCACGTCTTCCTTAATGCTCTGCGCAGCATCAATCGCTTCCTGTAACTCTTTAATCAAACGTTGCTGCGCATCGTCATCAGTGTAAGCCGACATGAAGTATGTCTCCCAGTACTCCGTGGAAACGTGCACGTGCTGGATTAGTGTGCTAAACAATCCATCTACTCTCACCTCATCAGGCTGTGTGCCGCTGCTACCAACGGGTACACCGCATCCGCCTAACAAAAAAAGTAAGATCGCTAATATTAAAGATAACACCATCAATCCTTATCAGTTATGTGAAAACCAACCAACGCAGTGAACCATGTTGCCGCGCCAACGATCATCGCTGCAAGGCCATAAGAGCCATAATTAAAATTATACTTAATTAATGCTCCATGACCCAATGCACAAGCAAGCGCCAGCAAACCCGCGAATACCAAGACAACGCTGGCAACACCTAAACAGTCAAACGCTTTGTTAATAAACTTACGCATTAGCTACCTCAATCTTTGTTGGATGCTTAACCTTAAGCCCGTCATGGTGCGTCGCATCCGCCAATACATGCTTAATCGCATTATCAATAGTTGTCGGATCGTCGTTAGGAATCGAGATCGTGCGGATCTCATGCTCACTGACAAACTGCAATTTTAAAGTAAATTGACTGCGGGGATCACGGGAATACTGCTGTAACTTGTCAGCACTTAAGTAGTAACGTTGCCCCGTTTCCAAGTTGCCAACATAGATGCCACCTTGAATATACCACTCAAGGTTACACTCAATGTTTAGCGTGCCTTGCGAGATTAGCAGTATCGCGAGAATCACTTCGCCAGCGGGAACGTTCACTCTCGTTTCATCTGCGCTAGTAACGTTAAACGACTCTTCATGCGATTCGTCTTTGCCGACTGTCGCGCTGAAACTCAAGCTAGCACTGGTTTTGGCGAACTCACCACCAACTTCAAAACTCACAGTTTCCTCGATTGTTTGCGATTCCGACCACGTTACAGATGTCGTTTCTGAAACACTGGAATCAAGCCTAGCCTCGTCTTCAGCGGGCACATCGCTTTCAGAATTATTAAACGTGTGATGCGACAACGCTTGTGGAGTAAGCAAGAGTTGTGGCGACTGGTTTTTAATCATTAAAATGCTTGGCTTTAGGGCGCTATCAATGCTCCACACTTTGTTTGTTATCCAGTCGGGATGGTTGTCGCGCAACCAATCTAGACCAAGTTGTGCATAGTCATAGATAGTATTGCCGTTCACGCTCTTACCATAAACGCTACCAACCTTTTGGCCCGTGACCGTTATCTTGCTATCACTGAGCGTTAGGCCAGGATCAATGTGTAAATTAAAATCGCTCATGTCCTTACCCACACGACATGTGGCAGCCGAAGCTGCCTAACATTTCTGGTTGCGGATTAGGGCTGAAACCCAGTATTGATGCGGCTGACAGCAAGTGCTTATATGCATCAAGCACATCAGACTTAATCGCATCCATCTTTGGATCATCTTTCACCAAACCCACAGACTTTTCTACCAACGCAATCGCTTGCTTTAAATTGCTGTAAGCAAGTGACACGTTCTTTGCTTTGAGCTGTGTGATAGCTGCTTTAGCAAAACCAAGCGATTGCTCAAACCCTTGCTTAGCAATCTTTAGGTGTGTATCACCTTTGATCGTTTCATAAGCTTTCGTAAGATCAGTTACCGCTTCTTCAATTTGTGCACCAGCTTGCACCAATTCGCTTACTGAAGGTTTGTGGGCACAACCTGTAGTAACCGACAACATGCCGACGCAAGCCGCTAATACCAATGCTTTCATAAGGTCTCCTTTGTAAATTAATAAATGGTAGGTCGATAACAATTATACATCAACGCCGAGTCTTTGTTTAGCAATTGCAATTGCCTCGCCGTGTAGCAGTGTCATTGGTCGAAGCCGAGATACGCAAGTACTGCATCAATCGCTGCACCATCGCTACGACACAGCTGATACTTGTAGCCCTGTTCCTGCAGTTGTTCAGCGACTGCCAGTTGCTCAATTGATTGCTTGCCTCTCTTTGCTTTCAGCTCAATGTAAAGGCCGTGAAAGCCGTGTGCCGCAACAGGTAGAAAGAAGTCGGGTATACCAGACACACAACCCATGTTGTGCATGTGTATCCTTGCTTTGCCGAGCTTTGCTCCATTTGGAATGTGGTGTAGTAGCGCAACTCGCTTATCTATATTTGCTACAAGCCTAATCGCTTTGACGAATGCATACTGAATTTGATTTTCGGAAAACATTAAAGTAACTATAGCACAATGCGGTAGGGGAACTTAACTGTGAACGTACCGCAGGCTATATTGTGTGTCAGGGTGTGTAGGGGATAGTCAGCGTCGGGTCATCTAACGATCGATAGTGTTTGCGCCACGAGCCCAGTGATATAGACGTGTCCGGAGTCCTGCTCTTTTTAATATGCCACCATTCGCGGCGCTTGCGATTGTTAGTTACTTCTTGGCAAGGCATGCAGCGAATACATTTACCGTGTCTAGCAGAGATGTCCTTACCGCAGTCTATACATATCCTCATAGTAAGAAGCTAACACACTGGCTTACAATGTTACTATGGGCTATCCACCTTACAAAGGTAAGTTGTGTAAGCGCTGTAAGAAAGCGCCTAGAAGCTCACGACTGTCGCACTACTGCCATCCATGTAAGCTACTTAACTTTAGAGATCGCTGCGCAGCGTTCCATCGCAAACGGCAAAAGGCACACAAGCCAATGCGAGACTCACTGCGTAAGAAGCTTGCGTATCAAGACCAACAGCAACAGTTGCGAGAGGCTTATGAGAAGAGACGGCTATGAGGGCTTGACCATTTTGCCGCGGAGGACTACTGCTTGCATATCTTCCACTTTGCTATCAACGACAAACTTAGTGCCGCATTGGTAACGCACGTAGCTACCCTCACCCCACGGCTCATCAGCGACACGTTTACCAACGACAACATACTGGTCAAGGTCTTCTAACTTATAAACGTAGGCAATCTTACCAATCTTACGTTTGTGATCGTTGATGTCAGTGACTTTCATTAAGTAAACCTGCTTGAGACTGCCCCCGCACTCCAGCGTCGCCTAATCGCAACCTCTGAACTAGCACTCCCACCCGTAAGTGGCACAGTGTAAGAGGCAGCGCTATTGCCTTCGGGCACACTGTGTTGTGGCAATGTGATAGTAATACCAGCAGGCGCAGAGAGTATGACTGTGTAAACAGCGCCACTCCCTTGTAAGTTTGATAAGACCCCGCAGTCAGTAGTTAAGTCGCTTAACGTTAACCCTGTTACTGCCGCCGAGAAAGTAATGGTCAACAGTATCTGACCACCAGGTGCAACGCTTGGCTCAATAGACGTAATACTCGCTAGAATGGTTGGTGCTGGAGGCTCATAGCGGATTGACGTAACAGCGTCGGTTATCAATCCCGTTACCGACCCCGCAGGGATAGTGATAACAATCACACCCTCACCTGAACTTGGTGCACGTATCTCTACAGCGTAAACAGCGCCTGCACCAGTGAAGGCAGCAATTGTCGCTCCCGCAGATAACACCATATCGCTTTGCGTGAAGTCAGTAACCGCCCTGCTGAATACCACGTCCACAACCACTACTTCATTGGTAACTACCGTAGACTGCCGCGGTGTAATAGTTACACCTGTGGTTACATGCGCAGGCGGTGGGTTAACAAACGGCGATGCAGGAGTGCTCCTGCCAGAAGTAATCTTGCGAGCATACCAATCGGAAGTAAACTCAATTGGTGCAATGTAAATAAGTTGTCCTGTCATGTCAGCGACAAGACCTTGGACACCGCTCATAGCAACGGTTATGGTGATAGTGCCTGTGCCCACTGCTGGCGGTGTAAGCACAACTTGGTAGTGGATGTTCTCGTTTTCAACGTCAGTAAACTCTGATAACTCTCCAGCACTCACCGCAATGTCAGCAATCGTAAAGTCGGTTACTGGCACGCTGAACACAATGTCCACCATCACGGGCGCACCCCTAATCACTATCGGGCGCTGTGGCGTTATCGTTGCCGTTATCGGTGGTAGGTTACCGCCCAGAGGCATATTTGGAACAGTTAGATAGTAACCCCAGAAGTTGTGCGTAACAGGTATCGTTGGCTGCCAGTGCACGTCTACATGCGCAGTGCGGGTTAAGTTCATCACCCCCGCATGGTGAATGCTGATAGTCGTTGTCCCACTCGTCGGGCTAGTCGGTGCTGTCCAGACTACGGTGTAGTTGTTACCCTCACCCGCAAAGTTTGATAACTCTCCAGCAGTCGTTGCAATGTCTGTAATCGTAAAGTCATCAACCTCACGATTGAACATGATGTCTAGCTTGACCTTGCCGCCCGCATAGATTGGCTCAAAGTCAGGCGTGATGCTAGCTACAAGCGGGTGCGGTTGACCGCCGAACACATCTAACGGCTCGGATAAATAATAACCAAAAAAGTCGTAAGAAACGCTAGGCGCAGGAGCATGGCGCACTTGCGCTGTTGCAGTTACACCAAGCGACGTGCCAAGCTTACCACCCCAGCCCTTACCCCACGTCTTACCCCAGCCATCGGTTGACGCTGCACGAGGCGTAACGCTGATTGTGATTGTGCCACTACCTGCGAGAGGTGGGGTAAGTACCGCACCATATAGGGTGTCGCTGATCTTTGTGAAGTCGGACACCCTACCAGCCGACACTGTGATGGCACTCGCTGCCATTGTCGCAACGGGTTTAGATAGCTCAATCTCAAAATAAACTTTAGCGTTGTTATAGACTAGAGAACGTTCAGGTGTTACCGCTACCGATAGCGCAGGATCGTTGCTATGAAAGGGGTTGCTAGACTCGCCTAGCTGGTAGGCTGTAAAGTGATAGGTAGGCATATTTAAAACCTATTGCTGACACTACCAGTCCATAACACACCATTCTCGCTGCCAATGCCGCCTTGACTTGCACCGCCGTAAGTGTCGTTGTCTTGACGAGACTGTAGCTGGCGGTTGTTTATTGTCCACCAAATCCAATATCTATTACCAATCGCTACAAGTTGGTTGCCATTAATTGTCATGCCGCGACTGGAATAGCCATCAAAACGGAATTGTTCCCGTGTATACACGCGGGCATCGTGTGTACCTGTCGCCTTATCAAAGGCAGCTATCCACCATTTATCAGTGTTATTAGTGCCACTCCTCGCACACGTAATATAAAACCTATCTTGACCCGCTGCCGCAGCGATACCGATACACGCTCTATGCACTACAGTCGCCCCCCTAAAATTACCCGAATTACTGAAAGTGATGCGCCATGTAGACGCTACCTGTGTCGGATTAATTAGGGGTCGTCGCTCCACTCTATTCTGGATTGTGCCAGAGGTAGTGCTGTAAGCAATAAACAAGTGTGTGTTATCAGTAGTGATGCGCCTAGCGTCTCCAATGCCAGGGGTGATAGGTATTGTAAGCGGTGTGCCTGTACCATCACGCAAAGCAATCGGATGGCGATGCAGGTGTGTATCAGTTAACACCCACGCATATCCCTCACTAACGCAGCGCCCTCTTACTGTGCTTGAGCCCTCCGTTTTAAAACTAAAGTCGTACTGCACTAACCGACTACCAAACCTAGGTCTGTCAATCGGGTTGATGATCGGCGTAGTTAGTTCCGTGGTGGCAAGCTGATAACATACCAACGACGTATCGGTAGCATCAGATGAGGCAAACCACGCAAAGCTTTGATAGAAAGCAAACCCCATGCTACCAGCGGGTGGTGGATCGCTATTGTCCCTCGTCTGCTGCCGCCGAGTCTGCGGTGCATTATTATTAGTAAACTGCATGCCCGTGAGGTTACGAGCACTAGAACTTACCGAAGATCGCCATAATCTGTTATCAGCGACTACCGTGCCACGAATGTTGTTATAGACCACATTGGTGATAACCAGCGGTGGCGCAGCAGTGTTATGCACTCCGTCAATCGAGGAGAAAGCAGCACCCTCGAAGTAGCCTCCAGCCGTAGGGCCGCCACAAGTGATGTATAAACCTGAACTGTTACCACTCTCACGGTAAGCAATGCCCGCTACAGGCATCATCGCTGTGTTACCTGCGTTGTAAGATGTCCATTCACCATCAAACTTGTACGCAAGTGTCCACGTTAGATCAACGATGTTTGGCGATGCTAACGCACGCCGTTCAACACGGTTAGTAGTAACGCCATTCGCAGTCTCGGAGTAGACTATAAACAGATGAGCGTAGCTGCTAGTGATACGCCGAGCACTACCAATACCTGTAGTGAGCTGCGTGTTTAGCGCTGTGCCTGCGCCACGACCAGATGTAAGGTTGTGGCGGTAGAGATGAGTGTCTGTAACTACCCATGCATAGCCCTGGGTTACCTCGATGTCATTGATGGTGGCGTTTGGTAACGCTGATATATTGATGTCATATTGCGACCGTCTATCGTATCTAGCCATGTTTTCTCTCCATTTTCTCCATAGCGTCTACCATTTGTTGGTATTGCCCTCTCCCCAGCGCACCGCTGTCTGCTCAAGGGTTTCAAGCCGACCGTCAAGTCGCTCTAGTTTGGCGCATACCCAGAGCAACAGCACTACACATGTTAATACTCCTGCAGTAACCATCAGCTAAATGTCAGTCCTGTAGCACTACCGCTACGGTTAATAATATTTTCAGGCGCACCGCCATCAACTGGCCAACCAAGCGCAATTGAGTCAAGCAACTTAGTGTCAAAGTCCGCTGTCGCAGTGCCAACAAACAATGACTGAATTATGCTGCTGCGCCCGCCGATCACAATTTGTGTCGGCACTGCACCAACACCAAACGTGCGACTAACTACACCGTTGCCTGCACTCGCTGTAACCTTTGCGGCACTTGTGTTTGAGCCATCGACCAATACTGCAAGATTAACGATTGCGTTAGAATTAAAATCAGTGATCTTTGTCTCACCCGGATTGCTATGCTCCGTAACTGTCGCCATGCCCGAATACTCTAGACGGAACGCTAACGGATAAGTGTGTGGTTCATTTGTGCGCGTTGTTAAGATAAGTTGCCGGCCAGACAAAGTATAGCTCCACTCAACGCTCCAATAATTACCATCAATCAGTTGCTCAGTGTGAATCAACGCGCCCGCTTGATTGCTAGCGATCGATGGGATTGTAAACGGATAAGCGTAGTCTGCACCATCAGCAATGATATGCAATGTAACTTCACCATTTCTCGGCGGAAAGTCCGCGGGCAATACGGCGATCGTTTGTTGCGGGCCTGACGCATCCACAGGCAACTTCTCACGATTAGCGAATAGCGTGCCTGTTACTGCCTTGGTAACCGTAGCGGTAGTATTGGTTTCGTGGATGTTAATCGCACCTGCAGTGCAACGCACCACCTCTCCCTTTGCGGCGGTTGTTACATCAATGACATCTTCATCTATAGAGATGTCCTGACGTTGATAACGCATACAGATAAGCAACCGAGTCGGATATGTAGCGTTAGTAACTGTAAGCGCTCCATAGATGCCAGTGCCGCGTCCAGCATAAATCTCCGCCACGTCTGGGATCATCGTGCCGCCCGTCAACACGTAAGGCGAAGTTACAAATGCTTCTTTGTTTACCCTTCCTTGAGCGCCAGTGAAAGTATGGTAGATGCCGTTTGGCGTTACGTTTGCTATTCGCAAAACATCTTTACTCGCCGTGCCGCTTAACTTTGCTTTTAAAAAGTCTAGCACACGACGGTCTTCTGCGCCAAGCTCTCCACCGCTTGAGCCTCTATACTCATCCGTAAGCAAAGACGCAAAACGACTTGCTGATACGTTGCTCGAAGGCGAATTGCGCACTGCGGTTATCCAACCGCTACCATCATAAACAAGCAAGGTCTGACTGCTAGCGACATAGAACATCAGACCTCTGAAAGGCTCATAAAACGCCCAGCTAGTTGTGTAGTAAGCGATGTTGTTCTCTTGACCGCTCCAGGCCCCACTAGCGTTAGCATTAGCAACGATGTAAGTGTCGCCATTAGTCGGTGTGGATGAGCTAGGTGGTGCAGTAAGCCCATGCGAGATTGCGTTGGGGCCTATACCCAGCCTCGACATCCTCACCAAGTTCTCGTTCATGCTGGCAGTCCAGCCATCCTCGTCTTGTAGATAACCAGACGTTATGCCTGTGCGGGCGTTAGTAGTTGGCATTATCTATCCCCCGAAGTTTCTACCCCACGCTCTACCCCAGCCACGACGGGCACTCTGTGAAGTCGTATGTTCTTGTTCCTCGACTAACTGTTGTGTTGGCTGAATGAATATCTCTTGTATCAAGTTTACCACTACATGGTCATTCGGCTGTAGCTGAATGTTGGTTACTCGCATCACTAGCTCATCTATCCGTTGCGCTACCCACGAGACCTTTACCGCATCACCAACGTTGAAGTTTTTAGCAGTGCTGGCAGACACGGTTACGTTGAATGACAATGGCGAGTTATTAGCAATCGCCAGCTCTCGACTCGCCACCTCAATTGCCGTGCGTTCATCAGGGCAGCAAGCATAGTTGATTGCTGTTGATGCTGATGTCGCCTTAAAGTTAGGTGCAGTCAGGGTTACCGACTGTGGCTGGTCATAGACATCTCTATAGTTCAGCGTCAGAGCACTGGTCGCTTTAACGTTGTAGTTACGTTGATATGAGCTTATCTGTGAGACGTTAGTTTCATTTAAAGGATAGATAGCATTAACGTCATAGTCAGCTCTGATCAGCTTGATTTTAATAGCATCACTATGGTTGTCATAGTAGACCGCAGCATTCAGATAGTCCCGCAACATTGCAAACAGCTGATCAGCACTAGCACCACCAGCGTTAGCGAAGTTAGCGCCGAGCTTCTCGGTGTAGACTGTCCTAGCAGCGATGGCAAAGCTAGTCTCGTCAATGATGGATGTCTTCCGAGCAAAGCCACGGTACGCGTCGATCAACACCAACCGTAACATGTGCACAGGGTTGTAAGTATAGACACTGCCAAGCCCGCTAATAGCAAGGCGTTCAGAACGCGCCCATGTGCGTATCCATTCTCGCACATCACCAATGCTATCTATATCAATGCCGTCGATCGGCACTAGTGTTGGCTCTGCTGCTGACGCTGGCAACGAGTCTTCCCACAGAAGGCTGTGGAAGTCCACCGCTTGGAAGGCTTGCTGTGTTAGGATAGTGTCGCCTATCTTGACCATCTGCTGCACAGTGCATACCCGTTGCAGATACTGTAGCACCTGTTGAGTCTTGGCATCGTTGTTTGTGTATTTGATTACGATGTAGAGGTTATGTGGTAGTCGGTCAGGCACGGTTGTCGTGATTGTAGCGTAGCGTGGTTGCCAGTCTGTTGGTATCCGAGTTACTAACGCTGCTACATTCGGCGGGCTATCAAAGCCACCGAGGTTATATTTATCAAATGTCAGGCAGGCTACACGCCTGTAATGGTAGGGGTTGCGAGGCTGATCGGTTGCAGTGTCAAGGATGACTTGACTGTCGCCACCGAAGCTTAAGTTAATGCTGCGATTGTCACGACTACCAACGCCACCATTGCCGTTATCAAACCCACCAAACATGAGTGGGTAGTAACACTCATTAACACCTTCGCTGAACAACTGCTCTGGTAGCTCAATGTCATTGAAAGCGAGTGAGTGGATAGCGTTGACCTCACCGTTGCAGATGCCTACTGCGCCTGTGTAGAAGGTCTGTCGTAAGGCGACCTCGCCGATGGCGATACCGATACGACGGAGGTCATAGAAGAAGTCATCGTTCTCCCAGTGCGGTAGGTGTAGCCTCGCTAACGCAACTGGCACAACGTCTGTCCGTGCCCAGAACGAATCAAACGATAGATAATGTCCTAACTCACGCCAAGCAATCAACACAGTTGCTGGTGTGTCGATATTCTCTATCTGTTGCTTGTAGTGATAGATGCCGTAAAGCACCGCATTCATCGCTGCCGTCAATGTCTTGGTATGACTGGCTACCAAGAGATTGCCTGTTAGCTCCTGCAACTCATCAGTACCAACTAGCTTGGTTAGCTCATAGTAGCTAATCTCCCACTGCGCTGTGCACTCAAGGTACTGTTGCAGATACTGGAGTAGCCGCTGTGTGCACTTGAAGAGATATTGCATAATCCCAGCAGTGGCCTGCTGTGAGTCCTTGAATGGGTAAGGCTGGCCGTCAGCGGTGTTAGGATTTTCGTTGATGTAAGTGTTGACCCAGTTCTCGTGCCACAACCGTGCCTCCTCATAGGAGATTGCAGGTGTGCCGCCGAAGCTAAAGTCATACCAACCACGAGCATCAAGGCCTCTAGGGATAGGATCAGCGACTTGATTGCCAAAGACCTTGGTGATGCGATCAAAGTAGTAACCACACCAAGCGGTGAACGCATCGACAAAGACACTATCAAGCTTGCGGTAGTCAATCCCAGCACGCGTAGTGCCGCCAGGGACAACGGGATAATCACGGTCATTAGGCCATGGCGTAGATTGATCATATCTCACCCAGCCCACCAAGCTCTCACCTTGCGGGCGTTGGTAGCCAAGGCTTTGCCGATAAGTCTCTACCGCATCAATGCTGCGTTTCACCGCAGCGTGAGCTACTAGTGGGTCGTAAGGCGTTGAGCGGATGAATTGCGCTCCATCCCTATCCTCACCGACAGAGAGGTAAGAGCGTTGACCACGATCAAGCTCCATATACGTGCCCTGCACCCACTTTGTGCCATAGACATCAGTGATGAATGACTGATTGGCAGGTGGAGTTACTCGCTCAAACTGTAGTCGTTTAGGCGTGCTAGTCTTGATCTGATCTAATACGGTTTGCCAACTCATGTTAACGGCTCAACCCTAAACTTAAGTATAGCTGCCGCTCCAAACTCAACATTGGTCACCTCTCTAACCTGAACTTCATAGTAGGTGCTTGGCGTTAAGTTTGCAAAATCAAGAATGCGATTAGCGCTGGCACTCAGCGACATCCAACCGCTTAACGACGCACTACCGTGTCTATACTCCCAGCGCGTCCGAGTCCCTGCTGAACTAGAAACATTACTCCACGCAACGCGGTAGTTCACCCCACCGCCTTGCCCGCCAGCCCGAGGCCCTGCGTTAATACTGGCGGGTGCACTCGACGCTGTTTCAGCTGGATTAAGAACGTTTATTGTAACCGCATTGCCAGTTAGGTTGTGGGTAGTGTTAACTCCTCGCACAGAAACAGTGTAAGTCGATTTGTTCCTAACAGTTAGAGATACTCTTCTGTTGGTAGATGCATCTAACCTTGTCCAGCGACCTGAATCTATACGATACTCGGCGTGCGTTGATGGCTCTCCGATTGTATTCTCGTAATCCCATAACACATCCACGCCCGATGAGCGCACCCTGCCAAGCACCCATGGGATTACTGGCGCTACACGTGGCGGTGGCGCAGCATCCGTAGTCGCCATAAGCGTTGCAGCAGCACCATTACCACCATT